GTTGGCGGTGCCGGTGGCGGTGGTTTCGCTATGATAGGGTTTTTAGGATCATGAACAACATTTACACAGTAACTGAACTTGACGGTTCAACCCGCGACATCATCTCTGATCAGGCGTTTGTAGACCAATATTATCCCGGCAGGTGGGTTTTGGTCGGCCCTGAGATTCAGCCAGATCCTGTTGTGCCATACCCACCGATTACACGGCTGGCTATGATTGATAGATTCTCGGACGCTGAATACACAGGCATTTTGACTGCGGCAAAAACCGACGTTGAGGTGCAAGGTTGGCTAGATCGTTTCTATGCGGTAAGCAAAATTAACCTAAAAGACTCTCGTACTATTGACGGAATTAACATGATGGTCAGCAAAAATTTGCTAACTCAGCCTCGTGCTGATGCGATTTTAACTGATCCAGTTCAACCCGAAGAGATATGGCAGCCTTAAGATATGGTTTTATTCAAAGGCCATAAAGTAGCTTTTCTGTTTCCCTCTAAAACGGGGTCAACAACGGCCGCGAAGTTCTTGATGAATTGCAAAGATGCGGTTGTTTTTGACGATAGACATGCTACGCCCGAAAGAGCTATTGAGTTTGAGCCAAATTTAAGCGAGTACAAGGTTTACTCTTTTTTACGAAATCCCGCTGAACGGTTTGTCAGTGGAATATTGATGTTTAAAGAGTACAAATACACCCAGCAGTTAATAAAAGTTTTCTCAAGAAATGATATTGCCGACTATAAAGACTTTATAGAAGTTTATTACGAACGCCATAAAGACGTTAATTTTGCGGGTTTGCTGTTTCCACAAGTTAGATATTTTAATAGTGACTTGGAAGTAACCGCTCTTGACTTTGACAATTATGAGTCTGAGTTAAGAAAAGCGACTGTGGGTCTTGGGTTAGATGATTTCCCGATAGGCTGGGAAAACAAAGGCGCGTATGACGGCAAAAAAGAAATGGCTAAGAAAGTTGTTAGCTATGTAAAAACCAAATACGCCGAAGACTGCGAACTTTGGTTTCAGAAGTTTGGTCGGAGGATAGACGCATGATGACAATGATTAGTACGTTTCTGTCCTTCCTTGCGGGTGGGCTTCCCAAGATCCTGCAAATCTTCCAAGACCGGCAGGACAAGAAGCATGAGTTAGCCTTGGTCGCTGCCCAGAAGGAGCGCGAGTTGGCGCTGGCCGAACGAGGCTTCATTGCTCAGGCACGGGTAGAAGAGATCAAGCTGGAGCAGATTCAGACTCAGACGGCGGGCGAAGAGCGTCAAGCCCTGTATCAGCACGACATGGAAATTGGTAAGGGTGCTTCGCAGTGGATGATCAATCTCCGCGCCAGCGTCCGTCCGGTTGTGACATATATCTTCGTGTTAGAACTCGTTGCCATCAATATCGCTGGAGTCTGGTACGCCTACAACACGGGTGTGCCGTTTGCCGCTGCTATGGCAGAAGTGTTCTCGGATGACGAGATGCTAATCCTGTCTTCAATTATCGCCTTCTGGTTTGGGACACAGGCTTTTGGCAAGAAGTGAAAGTCAGCCCCGCTGCCATTCAGATGATCAAGCACCACGAAGGGGTGAGGACTAAGCCTTACCGCTGTCCGGCGCTTTTGTGGACTGTGGGCGTGGGTCACGTGATTGACCCGACTCATGCGACGGTGAAGTATGAGGAGCGCAAGAATCTACCGATACCCGCAGGCTGGGACCGGGTTCTCACGATGGACGAGGTGGATCGGATACTTGCTCAAGACCTTGGCCGGTTTGAGCGTGGTGTGGTTCGACTTTGCCCTGCTGCTGTTGGCCGTCAGGGAGTCTTTGATGCTCTCGTATCTTTTGCCTTCAACGTGGGTCTTGGCAATCTCCAACGCTCTTCCCTTCGGATGAAGACCAACCGAGGTGAGTTGGAAGAGGCGGCTGACGAGTTCCTGAAATGGACGAAGGCTGGTGGTAAAGTACTGCCGGGATTGGTAAAAAGGCGCAACGACGAACGGGCGTTGTACCTGTCAGGGGTTGTCTAATGCCACTTCAGAGAGTTGATTTCAGGCCCGGCGTCAATCGAGAAACCACTAACTACGCTGGTGAGGGCGGGTTTTTCGTCGTAGACAAGGTGCGGTTCCGTGGTGGCTACGCCCAAAAGATCGGCGGCTGGGTCAACATCACTAATAACGCTAATACCTATAACGGCGTAGCCCGGTCGCTGTGGAACTACTCGACTCTGGAAGGACTTAACCTTTTAAGCGTAGGGACCAATCAGAAATTCTACGTCGAGCTTGGCGGCGTCTATCACGACATTACCCCCCTTGCTTTCTCGGGGACGCTTTCTAGCGACCCAATCCGTACTACTGCTGGAAGTAAACTCGTCAACATTACATCGACGGGACACGGCGTATCACTCGGTACGTTTGTTACTTTCTCTGGCGCGACCGCTGTCGGTAGTTTGACTATTAACGGAGAGTACGAGGTCATCTCGGTTTCGAGCGCCAACTCGTTTGTCATTGCAAGCCCAACGCCCGCCGGGTCAACTGCTACAGGCGGTGGCTCTCTCGTTATCGGGCAATACGACATTGATGCCGGTACTGCGGTCTATACGACTTCGGTTGGTTGGGGCGGCCCTCCGTGGGGTTCTGGTACTTGGGGTTCTAGTACTCCAGCAGGTGTACCGCTTCGTCTTTGGTCGCAGTTTAATTACGGCAACGACCTGATTTTTGCTGAAAACAACGGCGCTATTTACTACTGGACTAAAGACACTTCTACATGGTCAAGAGCAACGACTCTTGAGGCTAAAGCAAATTCTGTAGAAAAAACGGCTACGACGGCAGCTTACGCTTCGGGGTCTATTACCGTAGTTGTTGCAGATGCAACCGGAATTAATACGGGCGCGGTTGTTTCGGGTAGTGGCATTCCGTCTGGCACTTATGTTCTGGCTACGTGGGACGGCAGTACTTCGGTAACACTTTCTACGGCTACAACGGCTTCTGCTACAGCGTCTTTGCTGTCTTTTAGTTATTCGGGCCGACACGTACCGAACGAAACGGCGTTGATCCTCGACTCCCCGGTTGACGATTTCACCGTATGTATGGGGGCTAACCCGTACGATCCGACTAACTTTGATACCGCATTTGATCCGCTCGTTGTTCGTTGGTCAGATGCCGATAACCCGTACGAGTGGGTGCCTGAAGTTACGAACCAGTCAGGTGAACAACGTCTGGCTAATGGCTCTAAGATCGTAGCGGCTACGACAGCGCGTCAAGAAATTGTCGTTTGGACAGACACGGCTGTGTACTCCATGCAGTACCTCGGGCCTCCGTTTGTCTTCGGCTTTACGCTGCTTGATCAAGACATTTCTATCGCATCGCAGAACTCGGTCATTAACGTCAACAACGCCGTGTATTGGATGGGACTGGATAAGTTCTTCGTATACGACGGTCGCGTAAACACACTGCCTTGCACGATCCGACAGCATATATTTAGTACGCTAAATAAAGATCAAATCGCGCAAGTCACTTGCGGTAACAACGAAGCGTTCAGCGAAGTCTGGTGGTTTTACCCAAGCACCGGAAGTACCCGCAACGACACGGTAGTAATATTCAACTACCTCGAAAACGTCTGGTCATACGGCAGTTTGGGTCGAAGCGCGTTTTCACCGCAATTAATCCGTGACTACCCGTTGCTGGCGAATAGTATCCAAGTGTCTTACACGACGGCGGATATCACAGCTTCAGATACCAGCATTACTTTGCTGAACGCCTCTTCATATCCCAGTGCTGGGACTATCTTTATTGACTCTGAGCAGATTACGTACACCGGGGTCACGAATAACACCGTTCTGACTGGGTGCGTGCGAGGCGTAAACGGAACGGTGGCTGCGTCTCATACGGCTTACACGCCGGTCACGATGTCCTATCCGAATCAGGTTCTTTACCACGAAGTCGGTTGGGATGATGTCTCAACGGGCACCGCGCAGCCGATCAGTTGCTTCATTGAGTCGTCAGACTTTGACATCGGTGACGGACACAACTTTGGCTTTGTGTCACGTATCATTCCGGACATTAAGTTCTTGGGATCATCGACCACGACTCCCTCTGTCAATATTTCTATCTACCCGCGCAACTATCCCGGTGCCGCATACGGCACACCCGACATAGAAACAGTGCAGGCTACGGCTGTATTGCCGTACGAGATTTACACCGAGCAGTTGTTTACGCGAGTTCGGAGTAGGCAGATGGCGGTGCGTGTAGGGTCATCGGACCTTGGCGTGTCGTGGCAGATGGGTGCGCTGCGTCTTGATATCAGGCCGGACGGTCGTCGGTAATGACCGTACCTCGTGGTGTAGTTCCGCCGAGTATTCCAGTCGCACTTAGACAGTACGACCAGCGTGGCATGGAGCAGACTAATAATGTTCTGCGCCTCTTCTTTAATCAAATTGCCAACCGGATCAACTCGCCTACCGCACATGCTTCGTACTTTGACACTACAACGCAGACGAATCCGGTAGCAAGTGCAGTAAATATATTTAAATACAACTCAGTTGTGTCTGAGTTTCAGGTGACTCGCGGTACCCCAACGTCGAAAATCTACGTCAACAACACTGGGGTTTATAACTTTCAGTTCTCGGCGCAGTTAGACAAGACAGGCGGTGGCTCTGATGCGGTTTACATCTGGCCTCGCATTAACGGGGTTAACGTACCGGACTCAGCCACCAAGATTGTCATTGACGGTCCTAACAGCGAAATCGTCCCGGCTTGGAACTTCGTACTGGTTATGGAAGCAGGGGACTATTTTGAGTTGGCTTGGCAGTCGCCAGATACGGCTGTGTTTGTCCCTTACGTAGCCCCAACCGGGAATATTCCAGCTATCCCGTCCATCATTCTGACCGTCACTTGGGTGTCGAATTACGAGGCCAACCGGTGATACCATTTAAGAAACCTTTCCCCTTGGGGGGCTTATGAACCAATATCCTGCGGCGGGACTCGCGTCCCTTGTAGCCGCTCAAGGCCGTAACGGGGATTCCGCCCTCGTTCACATGACTCCCGAAGAGGTTCGCAGCCTCCAAGCCATCGCCCGTGCACAGGGTGTGGAACTGCCGGTCAATCCGGTAACAGGGGTCCTTGAAGCGTCGGCCCTTAGTAGATTTTTAAGTTCTATTGGAAGGGGCATTGCTAACGTCGGTCGCACGATAATCCAAAACCCTCAGACCACCGCATTGATTGCTGGCACCGCCTACGGCGCTATCAAGGGCGATCTACAAAAGGGTCTTGAGGCGGGCATGAAAGCCTACGCCGGGACTAAGTTGCTCGGTGGTATTACGAGCGCAGTACAGCAAGGTAGGAGAACCCCCGGTATCGCGGGTCCTGCTGGATACAGAGAGGCTTCTCGTGGAGCAGATGACTTTGGCGAAGTTGCACCGGGTTTGATGGATGTTAAGCCTACGGTTGAAGCTCCGTTAGGTAGAAGTCCTGCCAGTGGTGGCGGGCTTGATGCGCTCTTACAACGAATACTAGGCGGCGGTCAGTCGGGTACTACGCAACAAGGGCAACCCTCGCAAGGACAACAGGGACAGCAGGGTATTTTCGGTCGAGGCACTGACCCGATCATGCAGGCGATTGCGCTTTATGCAATGAATCGTGCTGAACAAAAGGCGACGGGACAACGACCGGGTATTCCAACTCCGCAGCCTCAACAGTACCGCAACGTCCAGTTTAATTACGGACGGGTCAATCCAAGGTTCCGTGAGCCGGGGCAACCGTACTTTATTGACGGCGGCTATACCGATCAGGGCTACACCACGCAGTTCCCTGATTACAGTAGGCCACCACCTACGGGGCAAGCGCCACAAGCGCCTAATCAACCGCCACAGACTCCTCCACGGAACCAACCTCCTCCTTACGCGCAGGATGATCGTCGCTACGGGCTGCAAATGGCTTCGGGCGGCGTCGCCTACGCGGATGGCGGAGTTTCTGAAACGGCGAGCAACTTGGAGCAAGACGAGCAAAGGAGGCGCGAAGAATACTTCCGTAACCTCCGCCCTTTCGCTCCCGCCCTGACTGATCAGTATCGCACCGATGCAACTCGCATCGGGTCAGTTCAGGGCGTTGATCCTTATAACCGCGATCCGCTTACCCGCCTGACGCAGCCCGCACCCAGAGGTGTAGGCACGGAAGGTATTGCCTCACTCCAACCGTACGATGAATCGCTCGCTGAGTGGTATCGTTCGCTATTAGTCCCCCCGATTGGCCGTGCGCCGCTTGAGACGGGAGACTATTTCACGACTACGCCGAAGCGTGGTGCGACTAACTATGGCCCGGTAATTAATTACCCGCCCCCGCCACCTCCGCCAATAGTTGTCCCGCCGCCCCCGCCACCTCCGCCGCTCACCTGCCCAAATGGTGAGCCTTTTGACTTAATTCGTTTGGCACAGGGACTTGACCCGTGCGGCATTGGCGGCTGCGGCGCTAACGAATATTTTGACGTCAGCACGAAGCAGTGCGAGTGTATGCCCGGCACTACTCGTGGTGCCGATGGCGTTTGCGGTAAAGGACCTCCGGGACCTCCGGGACCTCCGGGACCTCCGGGACCTCCGGGACCTCCGGGACCTCCGGGACCTCCGGGACCGCCTGTGCCTCCGGGACCTCCGGGACCTCCGGGACCGCCTGTGCCTCCGCCCCCAACGCCACCGCCACCCCCGGTGCCGCCTCCGCCACCACCTCCAATGGTGGTGTGTGACGATGGGTCTATCATTTATCCTGATCTGGGAGAGCGTTGCCCAGAGGTACCACCGCCGCCGCCCCCAACGCCGCCGCCCCCGGTGCCGCCACCTCCGCAACCACCAACGCCACCTCCGCCGCCGGGTCCTCCGACTCCGCCGGGGCCTTTAGTTCAGGTTTGTTCGGACGGGTCTATTATTTATCCCGAATTAGGGCAGCGTTGCCCAGATGCACCGTCGCAGCCACCGCCGCCTCCGCCTCCCCCGCCAGAACCGCCGGGTCCCGGTGAAGATGACGAGGTAGTTGCGCGTCGTTTACGACGAGCGGCAGAGCAAGAAACTGATCCAGAGCTTAAAACAAAGCTTTGGCAGGAATATTTTGATTGGATTAAGTACATGAACGGTCGGCGTGACCGTCGTTATGTTCCAGATGATCCAAACAAAGCTTGTGAGGCAGCGTATGGTCCGGGGCATGTTTGGGACCCAAACTTAGACCGTTGCGTATCAACTGGTACGGCTCCGCCGCCACCACAACCTCCAACGCCTCCGCCTCCGCCGCCGAGTCCTCCGACTCCGCCTCCACCTCCGCCGCCCCCGGTGCCGCCTCCGCCGCCACCGATAATGGTGTGTGACGACGGGTCTGTTATTTTTCCTGATCTGGGAGAGCGTTGCCCGGATGTGCCACCGCCGCCACCGGAACCGCCAACACCACCTCCGCCACCGCCGAGTCCTCCGGGACCTCCGGGACCTCCGGGACCTCCGGGACCTCCGGAGCCGCCAAGTCCACCGCAGCCGCCGCCTCCGTCACCTCCGGAGCCGCCAAGTCCACCGCAGCCGCCGCAGCCACCGGTACCGCCGCCTCCGCCGCCGAGTCCTCCGCAACCGGAGTGTGGGCCGCATGAGGTTTCGTTTGAAGGACAGTGTTTCCAAGTCTGTCAGGAAGGCGAAACCTATGATCCTGACCGTGCTAGTGCGGGGCTAAATCCGTGCGTAAAGCCTGACGAAGAAAAAGATAAGGAACAACCGAAATGCCGCGAGGACGAAGTTGAACAGGATGGTATGTGCTACGGCACGTGCCCTGACAACTCAACTTATACTCGTGCTTACAACGGTGATTACCCGTGCAGTGGGCGTGGAGAAGACGACGTAGTTATTACGCCGCCAGAAGATCAGCCGCAGTGCGGGATGGGCGAATATTTTGATTTAACTCTCAACCGATGCGTTCCATTCCAAGGCGTTACTATTTGCTTTGATGATGCAGGTCGCCCACGCCCAGCGACTTACATGGAATACCTGTATGGATGCATGGGTAAAGATAGTGAAGAAGGCAAAGCCTCCGGAGGCATCGTGAAGAAAAAGCGTAAGAAGTATCAAACTGGCGGTATTGCCTCGTTGACTCGCACTCCGCAAGGAGCAGCGGTAAACCCTGCTGACGGATACAACTTCGGGTTTGCTCAAGGCGGTTTGCCCGTGATGCCTGAATACCGCGCTGGTGGTAAGCTCTTGCGTGGAGCGGGTGACGGCATGTCTGATGATATTCCTGCTGTCATCCGGGGTAAGGGGGTCCAGAGAGCGGCGTTGGCAGACGGAGAATTTGTAATCCCGGCTGATGTGGTCTCTCACTTAGGTAATGGCTCGACTGAAGCCGGTGCGAAGAAGCTGTATCAAATGATGGCGCGGATTCGTAAGGCACGAACGGGTAAGTCCAAACAGGCTCCGGCAGTCAAAGTAGACAAATATTTACCGAGATAATCGGAGACGAACATGGCAACTACAACCACGACGCCTACCCAACAAGAAACCGTCACTTCTAATATCCCCTCGTGGGCACAGAAGTACGCCACTGACTTGCTTGGCTTTGGCGCGGCGCTGACGTACCCGAAATTAAATCCAGCTACAGGCAGACTTGAATCTGGCTTTCAGCCTTATCAGGGCGAACTTGTTGCTCGACCAAGCCCACTTCAAGAGCAAGCATATAATGACCTTGCTCGTATGCAGGTCTCTCCGCAGACCTCTCAAGCAACTGGCTTCACGGGTCTAGCCGCGCTTCAAGCGCAGGACCTTGCTAAATATCGCCCTCTTCGTCAGCGACAGTATTACCAGTCGCCGTATATGCAACAAGGCGGTCTTGATCCCTACATGTCCCCGTACATGCAGGGCGTAGTTGAGCAGCAA